AAATGTACGTGTAATTGTTCAAGTTGAATCATCTGAAAAAACACTAAATGCCAATTTGCAAATATACAACTCTGGCTTAGTTTCTTTGGTATAATAAAATAGGAGGAATAAATGGCTAAAGTACCACTACCAGAAAGAGGGCAACCTCTTGATGTTACATATTTATATCAGTTAGTTGAAGCGGTAAATGATCTATCTACACAGGTCGCTTCTAAACTAACAAATAATACTGTTATTGATACAGCAAGCGCAGGCAAGAAAGATGTAAAAACATCTAATGCAAGAATTGTTGGTGGTTTAGTTGAAGTGGCAAATAACTCAACAGTTTCAGCAGGAAATGAAAAAACTTTTACTTATGACTTTAAAGATTTTAAGTATCCACCAATTGTTTCAGCAACACCAGTTAACACTGGTCAAACTCCAGCAGGACAGAATGTAAATATTATTTTAAAAAATGTTACGGAGACAAGGGTTGAAGGTGTTGTAAGGTTTGGCACTTCAGGAGATTTATCTTTATCTGTACATTTAATTATTATTGGTATCCCAAATTGAGGATAAAATTTAGTGATTGTTTGTAAAAAATGTAATGGAAAAGTCTTTGTTGATAGACAATACACTAGCATTCAACACATAGAGACATATTGCATAGGATGCGGATTGAGAAAATTTTTTCATCCTCCAAAAGAAAGCGAAGAAGGTAGATGGCTACTAGCAAAGGAAACATTGAGAGCCAAAAATACAATAACGAGACTGTAATAGAAGGTAATAAAAAAATATGGTTTGTTAATGGGGACTTGGTAAGATTACATCATAGTTCAAGGTCTACTGGAATGGTTTCTGTTTATAATATTACTAAAGATAGAATTGAAACTTGTTTACGATCTGATTTTAGAAAAAACAGAGAACGTGCATACACAGTTGTAGAGACTGCTAAATTAATTAATCGTCATAGAAAGTATATGCCCAAATTAATTAAAACTGGAGTTATTCCACCACCAGTTGGAGCAAAATTAAATGGAGAGCGTGGGTTTAGAATAAGATCTTATTATTCAGAAAGCACGGTAAGGGACATACGTGCTATACTGGCTACTATACATATAGGACAACCAAGAAAAGATGGACTTATAACAAATAATATGACTCCTACAAGCCAAGAGTTGACACGGCGAATGGGGGACGGTATACTTACATATACGAAGACAGAAGATGGAAGATTTATTCCTGTTTGGGCAGAGAACATTTAATAATAGAAACGGTGGGGTAATGGAAAACGAAAGCACAAAAGTATCAGTAGCACTTGGGTATACACTTAATCTGGGCAATTTTCAGTCATTAAGGTTTGATTTTGGAGTAGTTGACTCTAAGCGTAATGATGAAAACACAGAGCAGGCTTTTGAAAGAATTTATAAATTTGTTGAAGACAAATTAACAGAAAAAGTCAAAGAAGCCGAAACAGAGGCTGACAGTAGTAACTAATGGCTGAACGCAAAGACCGTATGGCTTTGCTAAGTAGATACAATAAGTTACATCTACAAAGATATGAAGCCAAAAGTAATATGAATCTTAATGTTGAGCAATGGGCATCTGATGCTCTTGTTGAGTCCTACGGTATTTCTCAATGCTATGATTTATTAGATTATTATTTTAAAATAGCAGAAAATCCTACTTGGAATTATTTTGCATATAATGCAGAGAAAATTCTTAATGGTAAAATAGAAGTAGAGCAAGATATTAAAGAACGAGAAGAACGAAGAAAATTAGCAAGGAGGTGGATTAGTGAATAATACAGAAGCAAAATTAATAACTGCAGTATTGAATGATAAACAAGTCCACGTATTGTTGCAAGCAAATGTTGATAATCTTTTAAGAACTCACAATGACGTGTGGGATTTTATTAGACTATACTCAGAAAATAATCAATCAGTTCCACCAGTATCTTTAGTTGTAGAAAAATTTAGAGACTTTGTACCAGTAGAAGGTGTTGGTGCAACAAAGCATCACCTTGAAGAATTACAAACTGAATATTTAAATGATAGCCTTAAGGATATCTTGCGTAACGCAGCATCTGAAGTTCAAGGCGGTAACGGATCAAAGGCTCTTGAACATATCATTACAAAAACATCAGAACTAAAAAAGAATACTGCTGCAATAAGAGATATTGAAGTAACAGATCTTGAGTCAGCAATTGCATACTTTGAAAATGTAAAGCAAATGCAAAGCCTAGGTCATATTGGAATTAAAACAGGTTTGCCAGGGTTTGATAATTACTTGCCTTCTGGAATCATGCCAGGACAACTAGGAGTGTTTCTTGCATATCCAGGTATTGGAAAGTCTTGGTTAGCCCTGTACTTCGCTGTACAGGCTTGGAAACAGGGTCGTAGCCCACTCATCATAAGTCTTGAAATGTCTGAGACAGAAGTTCGTAACCGTGTATTTGCAATTATGGGTGAAGGCCTATGGTCTCATCGTAAACTTAGCAATGGCGAAGTAGAAATTGATATGCTTAAAAAGTGGCATGCAGATAAACTAGAAGGCAAACCAGAGTTTCACATTATTTCTAATGACAACGGTGGAGATCTAACTCCTTCAGTTATACGTGGAAAAATTGATCAATACAAACCAGACTTTGTTGTTGTTGATTATTTACAATTAATGTCACCAAATCAAAAGGCTGACAGCGAGACGGTACGTATGAAAAACCTTTCACGAGAACTTAAACTAATGTGTATTAGTGAAGAGGTTCCAATCATTGCTATTTCATCTGCTACTCCAGATGACGTTAAGGATCTTTCTACCCCGCCAACTTTAGGACAAACTGCTTGGTCAAGACAAATTGCTTATGATGCTGACTGGGTAATGGCTTTAGGTCGTGCTGCTAATAGTGATATTATTGAGTGCGTATTTAGAAAAAATAGAAATGGTTTCATGGGAGACTTTTTAGTTCAGGTAGATTTTGATAGAGGATACTATCGTTACAAAGATTATGAGGATAAGAATGGTTAAAGATTCTTATACAGCAGAGCAGGTTCTTCGTGTCTTAACTGGTGCGGGTATTGACATTGAGGCTGAATATGGAACAGACTATATTATATTTTGTCCATACCACAATAACAATAGAACTCCTGCTGGCGAAGTATCAAAAGAACACGGATTGTTTTTTTGCTTTGGATGTCAAACCACAAAGACTCTTATTGAGTTTGTAATGCATATATCTAATAGAACATACTTTGAGGCAATAAGATATATTAAAAGTAAAGAGCAAGAAACAAGCATTGAAACATCAGTAAACAAAGCATTATTGAGTAAGCCAGAGTTTGTTCAATATGATGAACTATTAATTAAAAGATTAAATAATCAGGCACTTGAATCTCCAAGAGCAATTAGATATTATGAAGGTAGAAAAATAACAAAAGACTCAGTAATAAAATTTAATCTTGGATATTCAGAAAAACAAGATTCAGTTACAATTCCAGTACATTCTCCAGACGGCATGTGTATTGGATTTGTTGCTAGAACAGTTGAGGGTAAGGAATTTAAAAATACACCTGGTTTGCCAAAAGGTAAAACATTATTTAATTTACATAGAATAAAAAGTTCAGGTATTGTATATGTAGTAGAGTCTTCTTTTGATGCAATTAGGTTAGATCAGGTAGGATTCCCTGCGGTTGCCACGCTGGGTGCTAATGTTTCTGCAGCACAGATAAAACTATTAGAGAAGTACTTTAATAGTATTGTTTTAATTGCAGACAACGATGATGCAGGAATAATAATGAGAGATAAGTTAATTCAAAGACTTGGACCTGTTGTTACTTCTGTGTATATAGATAAAAAATATAAAGATATAGGCGACATGGATGATGATGCAATTAAAAAACTGGAGTTTCAGTTTGACAATTCTATCACCAGTATGTTAAGATAGATAAAACACAAAGGAGAAAAAATAATATGACTATTGTAAAGGGACTAAAAAACATTAATGCCCTAGTTGACAAGCCAAAGTATGATGAAAACTCTCCAAAGGTAAGATGGTTAAAACTTGCCGATGGACAATCCGCAAAAATTAGATTCGTTGAAGAACTTGACGAAGACTCTGCAAATTATAACGCAGAACGTGGTTTAGCACTTGTTGTTAAAGAACACACAAATCCAAAAGACTACAAGCGCAAGGCTGTAGATACCATGGAATCAGAAGGCCGTGACTGGGCTGAAGAAATGCATCGCAAGGATCCAAAGGCTGGCTGGAGAGCACGTCTTCGTTTTTATTGCAACGTACTTGTAGATGATGGAATTGAAGAGCCATATGTGGCTATTTGGTCAATGGGCGTAAGCAAGCAATCTGCATTTAATACTATTCGTGAATACGCACTGGAAACGGGCAGTATTTCAAATCTTACATGGAAAGTGAAGCGTAATGGTCAGGGAACTGAAACAAGTTACACACTTATTCCATCTGCACCAGACAAAGAGCCTTTTGACTGGACAACACAAAAGCCATATGCTCTTGAGTTAGCATTAAAGAAAATTCCTTATGCTGAACAAGAAGCATTCTATTTGGGGTTTGACACTCCATCCGTAACTTCATCAACCAACACAGATTGGTAATATGAACTACGCAGGCTTACATGTTCATACTCACTACTCCCTATTTGACGGCATAGCAACTCCACAAGAGTATGTAGACCGTGCTAGCAAGTTGGGTATGAACGCTCTTGCAATTACAGATCACGGTTCACTTTCTGGTCACAGAGAGTTTTACCGTTCTGCAAAAGAAAAGGGTATTAAGCCAATACTTGGTCTAGAAGGATATATGTGTGCAGACATATCAGATAAAAGAGATAAGTCTGAAAGAACAGGTCAACAAGATCTTGTTTATAATCATATTATCCTTCTAGCCAAGAACCAAAAAGGTTTAGAAAATCTTAACAAGATTAGTGAAATAGCATGGACAGATGGATTTTTTAAAAAGCCAAGGTTTGATTTTGAAATTCTTCAAAAATATAAAGAAGGAATAATCGTAACATCTGCTTGTCCTAGCAGCGTTATCGTTAAGGCATTAGAAGAGCAGGAATTTGCACTTGCTAAAAAACACATTGGGTGGTTTAAAGATAACTTTGGTAGCGACTACTACATTGAGGTTATGCCACACAATACACCAGAAATAAATAAATACCTTATTGATCTTGCCGATGAATTTAATATTAAGGTTGTAGTTACGCCAGATTGTCATCACGCTGATGAATCACAAAAGTATATTCAAGAGTTTAAACTTTTAATGAATACTCACGCTAAAGTACAAAAAGATACCACATATGCAAAATCTAAAAAAATTGATTCTATGATGGAACGCCTTGACTATCTTTATGGAGAAGATCGTCAGATAACATTTAACAAATTTGACATTCACTTACTTTCTTATGAAGAAATTAAAGCAGCAATGGAAAAACAGGGTATTGACAGAGAAGATATATACTCAAACACACTATTGCTAGCAAAGACAGTAGAAGACTATGATATTAAAGATGGTCTTGATTTGCTTCCAGTTCAATATAAAAATCCAGACCAAGAGTTGGCAAACTTAGCATTTGCTTCTTTAGAACAAAAAAGATTAAATCCTAACTGGCTTGGTAATGACATTTATGAAGTTCGTTTAATGGAAGAACTTGAAATTATTCGTGATAAAAACTTTGCACCATATTTCTTAGTAGTTCAAAATATGATTGCTTGGGCAAAGAAAGAAGGCATTATGGTAGGTCCAGGTCGTGGATCTTCTGCTGGTTCTTTGGTTTGTTATCTTCTTGGTATTACGGATGTTGATCCAATAAAGCATGGACTTTTATTCTTTCGTTTTATTAATCCAGAACGTAATGACTTTCCTGACATTGATACAGACATTCAAGATACTCGTCGTGATGAAGTAAAAGATTATTTAGTTAGACAGTATAGGCACGTAGCATCTATTGCAACGTTTCTTCAATTTAAAGATAAAGGTGTTGTACGAGATGTTGCACGAGTTTTAGATATTCCACTTACAGATGTAAATAAGGTATTAAAACTTGTTGACACATGGGATGAATTTTGTAGTTCTAAAAATACACTTTGGTTTAGAGAAAAATATCCAGAAGTAGAAATCTATGGAGATCAATTACGTGGACGAATTAGAGGAACTGGAATTCACGCTGCTGGAGTTGTCACTAGTAAAAATCCTATTTTTAGGTATGCACCTTTAGAAACTCGCTCTTCACCTGGATCTGATGAGCGTATCCCAGTTGTTGGTATTGATATGGGAGAGGCCGAAAAGATTGGTCTTATTAAAATTGATGCACTTGGACTTAAAACTTTAAGTGTAGTAAAAGACTGTATTGATATGATTAAAGAAAATCATTATAAAGATATTGATCTTTTATCTATTGATATGGCGGACTCAAAAGTTTACGAAATGCTTTCAGATGGTTATACAAAAGGTGTTTTTCAGTGTGAGGCAACACCATATACAAACCTTTTAGTTAAAATGGGAGTAAAGAATTTTAATGAGTTAGCAGCATCTAACGCACTAGTTCGTCCAGGCGCTATGAATACTATTGGTAAAGATTATATTGCTCGTAAACACGGTAAACAAAATGTTTCCTATATTCATCAAACTATGAAAGAATTTACAAGTGATACATATGGGTGTATTCTATATCAGGAACAGGTTATGCAGGCTTGTGTTTATCTTGGTGGAATGACAATGGCAGAGGCAGACAAGGTTCGTAAGATTATTGGAAAGAAAAAAGATGCAAAAGAATTCAATATATTTCAAGATAGGTTTGTTGCTGGGGCGAGTAAGTACATATCTCCTAATAAAGCCTTGGACCTTTGGCATGACTTTGAAGAGCATGCGGGTTACTCGTTTAACAAGAGTCACGCAGTTGCTTACTCTACTCTCTCGTATTGGACGGCGTGGTTAAAATATTACTACCCTCTTGAGTTTATGTTTGCCCTTCTTAAAAATGAAAAAGATAAAGATGGAAGAACAGAATATTTAATTGAAGCAAAACGTATGGGTATATCAATTAAACTACCTCATATTAATGATTCAGACCTAGACTTTAAAATTGAAGGTAAGGGTATTCGTTTTGGATTAACTGGAATTAAGTTTATTTCAAATAATATTGCACAAAAATATATTGATGCAAGACCTTTTAATAGTTATAAACAACTTGAAGAGTTTACCTTTACAAAGGGTAATGGCGTAAACAGTAGAGCATTAAATGCACTTAGGTTAACTGGTGCTGCAACGTTTTCTGATAATCCACGTAACGATGAAGATATTAAAGAAAATCTCTATGAGTATTTAAATCTTCCAGAGTTTAATATTTCTATTCCTTCGCACTATTATGCATTTATTCAATCAATTGAAGATTTTGAAGAAAAAGGATCATACATTTTAATGGGTATGGTTAAAGCAATTAAACGAGGAAAGGGTTGGTCACGAGTTGAAATTCTGGACAAAACTGGGAGTGTTGGCATATTTGATGAAGAGTCAACAACTATTGAGACGGGTCGTACTTACTTGGTTCTTGCTAATGACAATAGGATTGTTTCTGCAGTTCCTATTGATGAAGTAAAAGGATCATCAAATGCACTTGTTAAATTTTTAGGATACAAACAATTACCTTATAAAGAAGACGAAATGTTTGTTGTTTCATTTAAATCAAGAATAACAAAGGCTGGAAAAAAAATGGCTTCTTTAACATTAGCCGATACTTCAAGAGATTTGCATTCAGTAACAGTGTTTCCTACTGCATTTCCAAAAGCATATATGCATATTGAAGAAGGAAAATCGTATAAATTTAGTTTTGGTAAAACCAAAGATGGAACCGTTATAATGGAGGATGTGAATGTCAGTTAGTGTAGAAGATGTGTTATCTCAATTAGATCCAAGACTTAGAAAACGACTTGGAACTGGCGAAGGTATTAGTTTTGAGTATCAGCCAACACCAAGTTTTGGATTAAACCGTGCCCTAGGCGGTGGACTACCATACGGTAGACAAGTCCTAGTATGGGGAAGTAAGTCATCGGCTAAGTCATCTATGTGTTTACAAATGATTGCTCTAGCCCAAGCAGAAGGCAAGGTTTGTGCGTGGATTGATTCTGAAATGTCATACTCAGAAGATTGGGCTAAAAAACTTGGGGTAGACCCAACAAAGTTAATTTATTCACAAGCAAGAACTATTAGTGACATGGTAGATGTTGGCGTTGGTCTTATTAATGCTGGTGTTGACTTAATTGTAATTGATTCAATTACTTCAATGCTTCCTGCCATATACTTTGAAAAAGATTCAGATGAAATGAAGGCTTTGGAAAATACAAAGCAAATTGGAGCAGAGTCTCGTGACTTTAGTAATGCTTGGAAAATGCTTAATTATGCAAATAATAAAGTTAAGCCAACTCTTTTGGTTCTTATTAGTCAGAGTCGTAACAATATTAATGCTATGTATACTAGCCAGCAGCCTTCTGGTGGGCAGGCTACCAAGTTCTATTCATCTTGCATTATTAAATTATTTTCCTCTGAGTCTGACAATCAGGCTATCAAAGGTAAGATTAAGGTTGGCGATAAACTCATTGAAGAAAAGGTTGGTAGAAAGATTCGTTGGGAGTTACAATTTTCTAAAACGTCTCCTGGATTCCAATCTGGGGAATACGATTTCTATTTCCGTGGAGATGATGTTGGTCTTGACACTATCGGTGATCTTGTTGATACGGCTGAGTCAATTGGCTTAGTAGAAAGAACAGGGGCTTGGTATCTTCTTCCAGATGGCACAAAGGTTCAGGGTAGAGAAGGTTTTATAAATCGTGTCAGAGAAGATTTAGATTTACAAGAACAAATTAAGGCAAAAATAATTAATGTCTAATTTAGATTTTACCGTATATCCTGGAAAGTGGCCATGTAAAACTTGTCAAGAAGTTGTAACATCTTTAAGGTATTGGCGAGAAACTGGATACGCAACATGGATGTGTACAAAAAAGGACTATGAGCGAAAAGAACGAAAGTAAAAGAATAGGTGCTAAGCAGCATAAAAATTCTGGTAGAAATACACAGAAGGGTGATGCAACATGGCGTGAATTTGTTGTTGATTTTAAAGAGGCTAGCAAATCCTTTACATTAAATAAAGATGTATGGGCTAAGGCTGTTACTGACTCTATTCAAGCGGGCACAGATAAGTCTCCAGCCATTATTGTAATTCTTGGTGAAGGAAATACAAAGGTAAGACTTGCTATAATTGAAATGAATATGTTAGAACAATTAACAGAGGAGAAAGATAAATGAGTGAAGCAGGATCACAAAAGACAACGTTAGACATGGTAAATGGTTTGACAGAGATTGCAGACTATATGCAAGACGAAGAGTTAACTGTTGCTCTAACCATGATTGCAAAAATTATTATAAAGCCAGATATTCCACTTCAGGCTGCTAGTCTTGAAATTGTAAGGCTACAGGCTATTGCAGCAAAAATGTCCTTTAAGGCTACCTGGATGGCTAATGTTGACAAATCTGACAGGGCAAAGAAAAATATATACTTTACAGCAGCACAAGCAATAAACGATTTGGTATCAGCGCTTAAATACATAATGCGCTAACCTGCTATAATTAATATAAACAAAGGATAAAAATGGCTAAAAACTTACTAGAACAAATTATGATTAAACCTAAAAAGAAACAAAGAAATAGTGAAGAAGATGAAAGTCTTGTTGAAGGTTTGGGAACTGCTATAAATGCTGGCTACCTAACTAAAACAAAACCAAAGTTTACTAAGAAAACTAACTTCTCTGCATCTAATTTAACCTATGGCTCAGGGGAATGCCCAAGGTATTGGTTTCTAGCCTTTGATGGTCAAATATTTTATGATAACTCAGATGCAACTGGTGTAGCAAATAGAACACAAGGAAGTCTTGGACATGGAAGAATTCAAGAAGCAATAGAATTATCTGGATTACTTGCAGAAGATTTAGAGTTTGATCCAATACCAAGAAAGTATAATAAACAAACTCATCCAGCAATGGAGTTTAGAGTTAAGATTGATGATCCACCTTTTGACGGTTATGGCGATGTTATGATTGACTATAAAGGTGAAAGACTTGTTGGTGAAATTAAAACAATAAGAAACGATGATTTTGAATATAAAAAAATAAGTAGAAAACCTAAAATGGGTCACTTAATGCAATTGCTAATGTATATGAAGGTTTGGAAAATTCGTAAGGGTGTAATGATTTATGAAAATAAAAACAATCACGAATTACTTACTTTACCAGTAGTTGTAAACGATCATTATCGCAATTGGGTAGAACAAGCCTTTGACTGGATGAAAATAGTTTATAAAAATTGGGAGAGTAGGGAATTACCACAAGTTCCTTATCGTTCAAACTCAAAAATTTGTAAGGTATGTCCAATTCAAAAAGCATGTGCTGAAGCAGGAGAAGGCACAATCAAGATTAAACCTTTGGTATTATTAAAGGATGAACAGGACTAATCAATGTGAAGTTATGTGAAAGGTGCGAGACCCCATTTAAGCCAAAGGTAAGTTATCAGATTTATTGTGGAGATATCTGTAGAGAACAGGCAACCAAAATAAAAATAGGAGAAAGATATCAGATAACTCGTAGGCAAAAAAGAATAGGTAAAAAAAGACTTTGCATTGGTGGTTGTGGAGAGCAACTATCAATATATAATGATTCTGGATTTTGTTCTAATTGCAATATAAGTAAAAAAGAAGTTGACAAAATGTTAAAACAAATTAAAGGATTTTTTGGCTATGAACAACAATAATCCAAAAACAATTTGTGCAATTGATGCAAGCACAAACAGTCTTGCTTTTGCTATTTTTAATGATAATGTCTTAGGCAATATTGGTAAAATTAATTTTAGTGGTAAAACAAATTATGAAAAAGTTATGGATGCTTGCGCTAAAACAAAAGCATTCTTTGAACATTTTGGTGGATTTGAAGCAATTGTAATTGAACATACAGTATTTATGAATAGCCCTAAGACTGCTGCAGATCTTGCATTAGTTCAAGGTGCACTGCTTGGTGCAGCAGGGTTAACTGGAACAAAAATTATAGGAACGGTAGCACCAATTACTTGGCAAAACTATTTAGGGAACAAAAGATTAACAAAAGAAGAACAAATAAATATTAGAGCAAAAACACCAGGGAAGTCAGAATCTTGGTATAAAACATATGAAAGGCAAATTAGAAAAGAAAGGACGATAAAACTAATTGAAATCAACTATGATAAAGTTATTAACGATAATGACGTTGCTGATGCTTGTGGTATCGGCCACTGGGCTATTAATAACTGGAATAAAGCAATGAGAGTTGAGGAATAATGCCAGAACTAAATGCAAATATACCACCAATAAGTTGTTATGTAAGAGGAAATTATTTAAGAAATCATAAAGATAGTCACGACAAATATTTTGAGTGTGTAGTTTTTGGTGTTTCAAGTTTAAAGTCTAGGAGTCCGCTATTTCATATTATGATGCCAGATGGTGGGCTTTGGTGGAGGCTTCCTATTTCTGCTTTTTGTACAGAGCCAGGAGTTCCTGAAGTTGATCTACATAATTTAGTTTTGTGGAATTCTTTTAGTCATCATATTGCTGTAACTCAATTTGAAAATCTAACCAATTTAAGAATGTCTTATATAGACAGAACAAAGACAATGCATAAGGGCACATACTTATTTACATTAGACTGGCATAACCCAGATAGCAATGTGTTAAATGATGGATATTCTGAAAGCCCTGCAGATCACAAGTGTGGTCATGTAATTCAAAGAGATGATGGAAACTTTGCAATTCAACCCAATAACAGGGTCAGAGTATACGAGCCTTCGTTTACCCTAGAAAAAGAATATTTGATTGATAGAATAATTAATGAAAGAAAATATGATGTGGAAAATCAAGATAAGTGGATAATGGAAAACTCTGATAGATTTAACTATGATATAAATGAGGCTGGAGTTGACAAATAATCCTATGGCTGGTAAACTGTATACAAGCGAGATTTGGCTTCGTAAGAGATATCTTATAGATAAAAAATCTCCACAAGATATTGCTAAAGAGTGTGGGGCAAGCATAGAAACAATCTATGTATACCTTGCAAAATTTGGATTAAGGAAATCTAAAAGATGAAACTAAAACCAGTTTACTTAGATGTTACAGATTTTAACTGTAACGATCTTTACCTTAAATCGCTTGGGGCGCCATCTGGCAATTCAATTTGGAAAACATGTCACTCTATAGCACAAATGCTTATAGAAAAAAATATAGCGTATGGCGATTCGGCTCTTGATCCTGTAAGAATTTTTAGTAAATCAGATGCAGCAGAACAACTTAAAGTTAGAATTGATGACAAGTTAAGTCGTTTAATGAAGGGCACAGATTACCCTGGAGATAATGACATTGATGATTTAATAGGATATTTAGTTTTATTAAAAATAGCAAAGGAAAAAAATGTCAACTGAAACAGAACTAATTGAGCACCTTGATGAAGTTAACAAGGTAGTTACAGAATATCTTAAAGGGCAAGATCCAACAAAAATTTCTAAAGAATTAGACATTCCACGCACTCGTGTTGTTTCATTAATTAATGAGTGGAAAGTTATGGCATCTGCAAATGATGCAATTCGTGCTCGTGCTAAAGAAGCCCTTGCTGGTGCTGATACTCACTACACTAAACTTATTACAAAGGCTTATGAGGTAATTGATGAATCAAGTATGACTAATAATCTTAGTGCAAAAACTCAAGCAATTAAGTTAGTAATGGACATTGAAAAGTCTAGAATTGAAATGTTACAAAAAGCAGGTTTGCTTGAAAATAAAGAACTTGCAGAAGAAATGGTTGAGATTGAACGCAAGCAAGAAGTTTTAATTGGCATACTTCGTGATGTTGCATCAGAGCATCCAGAAATACGTGACTTAATTATGAAACGCCTTTCTCAGATTGCTAGAGAGGGAGAGGTAATTACAATTGTCCAAGATGTTTAATGATTTTTTAGAAGTTTTAAAAGAAAATCAATTTGATGAGATTCCAGTAGACGCAAAGACATTTGTTGAATCTCCTGATTATCTTGGGCAACCACCGTTATCCTTAATTCAGTATGAAATTGTAGAAGCAATGAGTCAGGTTTATCGTAAAGAAGAACTACAAGAAATCTTTGGATCAGTTGCTGGCTCTCAATACTTTGATAAATATACTAAAAATGAAATTATATTACAACTTGGAAAAGGATCTGGAAAAGATTTTGTATCAACTGTAGCCTGTGCATATATAGTTTATAAACTATTATGCCTTAAAGATCCTGCTAAATATTATGGAAAACCAAGCGGGGATGCAATTGATATCATAAACGTAGCCATTAACGCACAACAAGCAAAGAACGTATTCTTTAAAGGATTTAGAACTAAGATAGAAAAATCACCATGGTTTGCAGGAAAGTATAATGCAAAGGCTGATAGTGTTGAGTTTGATAAATCAATTACCGTCTACTCTGGACATTCAGAGAGAGAATCACATGAAGGTTTGAACTTGTTGCTTGCAGTCCTTGATGAAATTTCTGGTTTTGCATCTGAGGTTGGAACTGGTAATGAGCAAGGTAAAACTGCAGAAAATATATATAAAGCATTTCGTGGCTCTGTAGATTCTCGTTTTCCAGACTTGGGCAAAGTAGTGTTGCTTTCATTCCCACGTTATCAAGGTGACTTTATTTCTCAAAGGTATGAAGCAGTTATTGCTGAAAAAGAAACTATTGAAAAGAAACATCTTTTTATTATGAACGAAAATTTGCCACATGATAATCCAGACAATCAATTTGAAATTTCATGGGACGAAGATACAATTCTTTCCTATAAGGTTCCAAAAGTTTTAGCATTGAAAAAAACAACATGGGATGTAAACCCTACTAGAAAAATAGATGATTTTAAGTTAGCATTTTACACAGATCTTGGTGATGCAATGATGCGTTTTGCATGCACACCAACCTTTGCATCAGATGCATTTTTTAAACAAAAGGATAAGTTAGAAAAATGTATGACATTTAGAAATCCAGTTGATAGTTTTAGAAGGTTTGATGAATCATTTAAACCTGATCCAGAAAAAATATATTACATACATGCCGATTTAGCACAAAAACATGATAAGTGTGCTGTAGCAATTGCTCACGTAGATAAATGGGTAAACATTCAGGTTATTAAAGATTATGAACAGGTAGCGCCAATGGTTATTGTTGATGCAGTTGCTTGGTGGGAACCAAAATCAGAAGGCCCAGTTAATTTATCAGAAGTAAAACAATGGATTATTAACTTACGCAGACAAGGTTTTAATATTGGGGTTGTTTCATTTGACCGTTGGCAGTCATTTGATATACAGCAAGAACTAAAAGCAGTAGGTATAAAAACTGACACTGTTTCTGTTGCTAAAAAACATTACGAAGACTTAGCAATGATGGTATATGAAGAAAGAGTTGCAATGCCAAGGATTCCCCTACTACTGGAAGAAATGTCAGAACTCAAAATTATGAAAAATACTAGAGTTGATCATCCACGTAAAAAATCTAAGGACCTAGCAGATGCTGTATGTGGCGCTGTGTTTGGAGCAATATCACATACACCTAAAGATTCTAACCATGAGATTGAGATTCATACTTGGTCTACCTCTGCACGACTTGCAGAGAAGCAAAGGTCTATGGTAGAATTAGATAACAAGGAAATGCCTAAAGATATTAGGGATTTTCTTGATAGATTAAATATCATATAATACAAACAAACAAGGAGAAAAATGAATTCATTTAAAAAAGTATCGCTAATCATCGCTGCAGCCCTGACTAGCACAATGCTTGTATCCCCATCGGCAAATGCCAATGCGGGTACCGTTACATTAACAGTGGCGGGATCTGCAGCAACGGGTGGAACAGTAGTAACAACTCCTGTATCACTACCAGTACCAGCAGATAACAGCGTAGATGCAGCAGATGCATTAAAGATTGCTGTGACATCAGTAGATACTGGAACAGTAGTAACAGCAGTTGCAGTAAATGCAACAATTGTTCCTGCTCTAGCAACATCAACAGCACCAGTAACCGCATCAAACGGTTCTTCAACACTTTCAATTGCAACAGGAACTGGAACATCAGCAGACTTTTATGTATATACTAAAAGTACAGCAGTAGGATCAGTCTCTATTACTCGTGCTGGAACTACAACAGTTTATTATGTTCAAGGTACCGCAGGTGCACTGAACTCAATTACACTAACCGCTCCTGCCTCAGCAGCAGCAGGTACATCACAGGTACTTAAGGTATCTGGTTTTGACGTGTTTGGTAATGCAAAGGGTGGAGCCACAATTAATACTTTGGTTTCAAGTTCTGGAGCAGCACTAGCAACAGCGCTAACAACTGACACAGCAGTAGCAACTCTTGGAACAAAAGAGCAGACAGTAACAATGCCTGCTACTGGTTCAGTAACAGTAGTTGCATATGCAACAGTAGCAACAGCCGTAACAGGCTTAGCAGCACCAGTCGGTTCTGTAAGCGCTACAATTGTAGTACGTGATATTGCAGCAGAACTTGCAGCAAAGAATGCAGAATTAGCAGTTGCTAACTCAGCACTTGCAGCAGAACGTGCTGGACGTGCAGCCGATAAGGTAGCATCAGATTCAGCAACAGCAACTTTAAAGGCAGAGAACGAAACTTTAAAGAAGGCTATTGTAGATCTAAAAACAAAGTTCAATGCTTTGGCTAAAAAGTGGAACGCAAAGTTCCCTAAGTTAAAGGTAAATTGGATTAAGTAATTACTTAAATTAAAAGGGTTAGCCAAGTGCTAGCCCTTTTTTTTATTTTAAAAAATGGTATAATTGCTAATATAGTTAAACATAGGAGACTACCACTTAATTGAAAAACCTTAAACGAAGACTAGTATTAGCCTTTGGGGTAGGTTTATGTATAGCAATTTTTGGGATTATGTCTCCAGATAGTGCTCATGCTACAGATAATCAAGAGCAGGTTGTTGTTAGCCCTGCTCAACAAGCAGTCAACACTGCGATTGCAACAGCCACTACAGAGGTCCAACAGTCTATTGCAGCCACGGATACCGCTACCGCTACTATTGCAGTGGCAGTTGCTGAAAGGTTAGAGGCTCAGGCAGTAGTAGATACAGTAACAGCAACAGTAGCAATAGCACAATCAAACGTAGCCTTAGTAGATACAGCAACCGCCACAATTAGTTCTGTAGATTTATCTGTTACACCAGTAGATCAAGGTTCACAAGTAGTTCAAGATGCTAAAAATACAATTACAACAGCACAAACCTCCATAAATAATATTGACACATCAATTGCACAGGTACAAATATCTGAAGCCGTTGCAGCAAAAACAACAGCAACAACAGCACAAGCCACCGCACAAACCGAACTAACTCAAGCCAACATTGCAATTGATAATGCACAAACAGCAGTAAATAATTTGCAAGCCACTATTGGAACAAGTACCAATGTCCTTGCTGGTGTAGATGATGCTGGTGTTCAAATGAATCTTCCGTTTGGAATGCAAATGGGTGGAACTGTTTATAACAACGTTTATGTTGGGTCTAATGCAACTATAACATTTGGTGTCAACGAAGGTCCTAATTATTATTCTACTCCAAGTGCACCATCCGTATCTATTGCTGGCTGGGATTGGACAACCTGGAGCACAGGAACTGGAATTACATATGCAACTACTGGAACAAGTTTAGATATTGCATGGGACCTTCGCCCTTATCCACAACAGGATGCTTCAACACAAATGGTTCAAGTAAGATTTAATGCTGATGTGAATCCCAATGATGGTGCTTGGATGGCAACTGTTAGTGCTAATGGACCAATACCTAATGGAGCAAGATTTAATTATAGAGAAACTACAAATGGGAATGTAACTAATATTGAGGATATAAATTCTGGGTCAGGATTCAACGGACAAATAAGTCAAGGTGCAGCATTTACTCCATATGTAGACCCAAATACTTCAACAATTCAAGCAGCAGTAGATTCTGCAAACGCTACAATTGCACAGTTAAACTCAAGTCTTACTCCAGTAGTTGCTCAAAATACTACAAACACATCAGCAATAAATGCTATTAATACAACATCTTTAACTAATGCCGTAAACTCAGCGGTATCTAGTAAGACAAACTTACAAACACAATTAAATACAAATGCTCAAGAGTTAATTAC